AGCCAAGACCCTATCACACTCAGTAGCGGACACCTTGCATACATGGGGCAGACGGCCCTTATGGGAATCCTCGGTTTTTATTTCGGGCCATCACCTCGGAGAAGATAAATGACCATGATTGACCGCGTATCAATGACAGGAATGGGTGGCACATTAGCCACCTTTGGCTTTGCCACGCTCGACTCCTTATTCGGGTGCGTCGCAGGGGCTATCACCATCGTCTATATGTCAATCAAAGTCTACCAGGAGATCCGCAAGAAAGAATGAGCAGATACCGCAGTTACGGCCAACTAGACGATCCATTCGTGACAGAAGGGGATACCTTCTTTCTGCGGATGAATGCGCGTCTGCGGCCTAACCAGTTAAAGCCTGGTGAGGTAGCCCTATCCAAAAATGGAAGGATGAACGATGATGGCACATGGCAACCTCGAAAAGGCTTATCGACTCTGTTCGGTTCGATCACATCGGGAACAGATGCCATCCGTTTACCCTATATTATTTTATCGGCATCGCGATCATCAGGAGTGGTAACAATCGTTTTAGATGACACTCCTAGCCTGTCCTTTATACCTGGTGATAATATAACAGTGGCGGATGTGGATGCATCGATTGACGGCACTCATGCATTAGCTTCTGTAAATTTTACGACCAAGGCACTGACTTTTGCTAACGCCGGAAGTGATACAACTTTCACAGTACAGAATGCATCAGTCGGAAACACATCCGTCTGTTCTGCCGGAAATTCAATAGCTACCACTTTAAATTTCACTCTCAATGATGATGGAGTGAATGCGGTTTATGGTTCAGCAGTTTACAGTGATGCCTCCTCAAATAATGATGATTATATTTTCTCGGCCACCAATAATGTGGCAGTCATCATTCGGCTTAAAGATTCAGCCCTTTTTAAATGCCGATACGAGGGCGGAGGGGAAACAGTAGATGGTCCCGTAGGGATGACTCAGGGGTTCGATAAGATGTTTATCTTTCGTTCTCGCAAGACCACACTCTCAGCAAGTCCAGCACTTAATGAAATCGGCATATCTTCTGCCACCCAATCGGGGCAGGTAATAACTGTTAATACATCCACAAATCATGGTCGGGCAGTAGGTGACTTTGTCACGCTGACTAACCTGGGTAGCTGGACAGTAAACCCGAACGATTGCTACCAAGTGGTAACTGCCCCTACCACAACTCAGTTCACAGTAAAAATGGCAGGCTCGCAAACTGCTACCTTTAATGTATCGGGAGCATCAGCTGAATACTTTGAGGATTTTACCAGGGTATCGAATGGTACTTACACAGCACCCGCTTACTTTACGGACACTAGTGTTAGTACGGTGGATGGCGTTGTTACGATGAATATATCAGCGGGTCATAATTTATCTACTGGAAACGAAATAGTTATTCGAAGTGCCACGACCCCTATCGATTTATTTCTAGGGAAAAATGTAGTGGTGACATCTGTAAGTGCATCACCAGCCTACACGCCAACCGCAAGTTTACCTTACGACAGATTCACTTTTAACTTAGGCGTGGAGAACTTAACCGGAAAGTCTGTAACCGTGTCAAAGCAGTTAGCTATCGGTAAAGGATTTATTCACCAACCAGCGGCTCCCTGGGGACAGTTTCACCAGCGTAGGCTATGGGTTCCTTATTGGTTCACCTCGGACACATCTCCGACTGATCGGAATAATCGTTCGGAGATTATAGCATCGGATATTCTTGATTCAGACACTTATGATCGAATCGGTAATCAGTTTACTATAACCGCCGGCAAAAGTGATTTCTTAATAGGCATTCAACCATTTACTCAGGACACTTTAGTTATATTTAATCGTAAATCAATCCACCTAATGACAGGGGTAAGTGGATCTCTTTCCGATGTATCCACCAATGTGGTAACCACGGAGATCGGGGCATCTGCCCGTAAGTCAATCGTACAGGTGGCCAATCAGATTCTGTTCCTTTCAGATCAAGGAATTTATGCGGTGGAGTTCATGGATGAATATAATTTACGGGGAACAGGCACACCTTTATCGGAGGCTATTCAGCCCTACATAGATCGAATAAATCAAGACTATGCTAACCTATCTACCGGTGTGTATTTTAACTCCCGTTATTGGCTCGCAGTTCCATTAGACTCAGCACCTGGGCGTGGAGATGCGACGAAACTAAATACGATAATAATTTATAATTTTATCAATGGTGGTTTTGAGTCTATTGACCAGGTAAACTCCACCGAGTTCGCGATCCGCGATTTAATCGTTGCCCGTGAAGGAGCACAGAATGCTCTGTATCTTACTACCGAAGAAGGTGGCGTTCACAAGGTGGATGGTTTTGAGGGCGGAGATGTTGTTTCCCTTACAGCAGGGCAGGCTGAGTCGGAAACGATTCCAGTGGTCAGTCAGTTAACTACCCGACAGTACGATGCTGACTCGATGGATCGTAAAACCTTTAGCCGGGCCGAGCTTCATCTGAAATCGAATACCGGCTTTTCCACTGATGGTAACATTCAATTTATCACCGAAGACCCTGACTCTACTACCCAATCCACAAGCATATCATCCTTACTAGGTGGCAATCTTCCTGACTCAGAAGAGGCATCGGTGAGGCTAAGAGTGAATAAAAGGGGATTCGGAGTACAGGCAGACTTCCAGCCAACCAATGGCAGACCCTATCTTCGATCCACCAAAGTGGACGCGAGAATCACAGATCGATCCACCACATCAATTTCATAGGAGAAAAATAAAATGGCAGTATTACAAACAGGACAGAGTTTCGCATCGGGTAATCAGGTGACAGCAACCAAGTTGCAGGACATCGCCAACCTAGCGACCTTTCGAACAGGAACAAATCAGACAGCAGATGATTCGACTATTCAGGTTGATGGATCAGGAGGATATCTGAAAGTAAAATCGTTAGGTATTACATCTAATGAACTAGCAACTGACTCAGTCATTACTGCCAAGATACAGAACGGGGCCGTTACATCCGATAAGCTTGATGCGACTGCAATCAGCGTACTTATGCCCAGCGGCACAATATTACCTTACTCCGGTGCTAGTGCTCCAGGAGCAACTTCGCCAATAGCTGATTATTTAATCTGCGATGGCAGGAGTTTAAACACTTATGACTACCGAGACCTTCATGCGGTTATAAGTAATACCTATGGTGGAACAGCGTACAATCCAGGGACCACGGATCAAGCAGGTGCTTCGACTGTATTTAATATTCCTGATATTCGGGGTCGAGTGATTGCCGGTCTAGATGTCCTGCAAGGCACACGATCAAATCGACTAACAGCTACATCAGCCGCAAATATTAATGCTCAAACTCTAGGTGCTAATAATGGAAATCCTGGTGATGTAGGAAGAGGCACTAATGGCGCACAAGAGCACGATTTAACACATTTAGAGTCCGGCTTGCCGGCACACGCCCACAGCACTCAACTTCGCGACAGCGGCCCCGCTGGTGGTGGATACTTATCCGGGTATCAGGCATCCAATGGCTCAGGAGCATTGTTTAGTACGGACTCAGTGGCTGGTGCTAATGCAGCTTCAGCACACAACAATGTTCAGCCCACCATTATTTTAAATTACATCATAAAGACATAGGACAGATATGGACATTTTAGATAAATTATTTAAATCAGAACCGACTCCCGAGGAGCAGGCCAGTGCCTTAATGGCTGAATTTAATAAACCCAAATTTTCAGCGTCCGATAAATTTCGCCTACTAGAGGGAAACTTGCAGGGCATGGACCCACAGGCTTACCTGGCTATGAAGAATCCCACAGATTATGTCGCACCTGAAGGAGAGACATTGGCGTACATTAATGATACTGAAAAAAGGATTCTGAATAATGCCGGAGCAAGCGGTAAAATGACTCCGCAGGGAATACCATCCTATGCACCTGAAGACCCCCTTCGGCAAGCCGCCGCACTATTAAACTCGGAAGCACCAGCAGGGGAGTCCCTGGCTTATATCAATCAAGGCGAAGCTCAGATGCTCAAAGATGCAGGTGGAGCCGGCGAGCCGGTAAACAGTTCAGGGGTTCCATCATTTTTCCTGCAAAAGCTTTTTGGTGGTGGTAAGAAACCTCCACCTTTACCCTCCTTTAATGTAGGTAAGTCTGCCCGTGATTATGTTGGTGCTATGTCTGACTCTGGCCTTCAGGATCAGATGCTACAGGTTCGCCAAAAGTATGACCCGCAGTACCAGGATCTTCAATTAAACCTTGCCCAGCGAGCGATGGACCCAATGGCTAATAT